TACCGAAGATGTGACCTCGGTTCCGTTCGAGTCGTACTGAACAACGTCCATGAGGTACAAGGCATCGAAGCGATCACGAACTGAATCAGCCGCAAGATCAGTAACAAACGTTGAGCGAATTCCTGGAATTGCAAGCAATTGGATATCGGAATTCACGGTGTTCTTCATGATCTCGATTGCCTTAGCGTACGCCTTGACAGCCGCACCGTTCTCAACACCTCTTTCGGTCTTAGCAAGATCAGCTGTCACCGCGTTGTTGTTGAGTTCCACGGAGTCTCTATCAAAGAGATTGACGCCGTCGAATCCACCTTGCATGAGCAGGGTGAATTTTGCATGCCGGCGGTTCACAACCTCAGAGAGGTCGCTAACCTTGAGACCACGGGTCTTGTTTACGTCATTGGAGCTAACTCCGCCGCGGACATAAACTGCATCAGCCCACTTCGTTGTGTCTGCCACCGTTGAAGAGCCCGTAACAACCTGAACATTTTCAAGCGTAAATAGGTTCTTACAGAATCTATCGGCGTCAACAATTCCCCACTCGGCACTATCTGCGGCACCGGGATTTTCACCAACCGCGAAAGGAGCAACAGAGGTAAGATAATCTGGGAAGTACTTGGCAAACGACTTTAAGGAATCATTTGCAAGCGTTGATCCGTTTTGTGTTGTAAGGTTAGTGACGTGTTCAAATTGAACACCCCAGTAGAACGTTGGGTCAGCTTCAATTCTATCGCCAGACCCTCTAGTTACGCTTCTGCGGAATGGAAGAGGAGGCGTGATGGCTCGCTTGAGATGTCCCGCATCTGACAAGGAAGAGTTGCTGTTGTTTGATGCAAGAGGAGCACTACCTGAAGTTAATAGGTGATCAATTCCTCTAAATCCTACTGGCAGTGCAGTGGCATCGACGAAACCATTTTCAACGTCAGAGTCAACTTCGACTCGAACGTAGTTTGATCTCAATGCGTAATTGCCCTCAACAACAATTTTCTGGGCTGTTTCGGCGCGGTCAAAGTCAAAGAACACATTGGCATCACCAATGATCTTTGAAATGTAACGGTCGCTACTTGGATTTAGATTCAATCCTCTCCATTGTTCAAGAGGTTGTTGTGCAGCGTCCCTATCGCTCCAAGACCTCAAGACAACATCGAAAGAACCATATTTGTCTGAAAGGTCCGTCGAGGGCACAATGTTTTCGATAGAAATCTTATAAAGATTTGATACATTTGCTCCGGCGTCGAGGGCGTGGAAACGGAAGAGATTTGCTGGAGAACCACCAAATTTCTGAGATATAATCCATGGTGATTTAGCGTTGTTGAATCTGTCTTCGAAGGCCTCAAAGTTAGGAACGTAAGTTGAACCAACATTGTGTCCTAATGATCCGGTCGTTAGGAATGCTGCTGGTTCTTTACCTCCAACTGCGACTGTATTTACCGCCAGGATTGAACCTGTCACCGTTGCAACGGCAGGGTGAACGTCCCAGTTTGCATAGAGGCAGTGACCTGCCTCTTGGACCTTGTAAGGATCTTTATTGAAGACGTTGGCAAAGTAATTTGGCGCAGTCATATCAAATGACGCGGTGATTACGTTTGGATATTGCGCGTCGGTTCCCTTGTGACCGTTGAGCAACATAACGAACTCTTGTTTCGCAACGCTGTTCTCAAGAAGAACGGCGCTACCAACGATATTACCATTGGCTGTTGCGTTAGTTGCAATTAGCGTTGACGAAGGAGCACCGCTGGTTCCACCATCAAAAGTTGAAGACAGTCTCAAGATAACACCGGATGGCGCCATCACTACGCCGCGAATAATGGGCACTGCTGAATTTACGTTAGGTGTAACGCTGCCAACGCCCTGAAGACCGGCAGCTGAAAACACCGTTGATCCAAGTGACTCAGACATGAAGGCGCCCAAGAAATAAGTGCGACCTGAAACGCCACCACCATTAGCATATGGATTCGGATTTAATGCTCCACCATCAGCGACATCCGGCAGTTCAGAACCAACCACAAAACCGGCGCGGGTAACGGATCCATCGTTGTTACGAGTCTTACCGTCACCCACACCAAGCACTCTAAGGTAAGTTACTGCGCCGGCGTTACGCATCCACTCAGATACGGCGAGTGGACCAAATTTTTTACCGTCAGTTTTACCAAATTTAGCATAAAAATCCGACAACGTGCCGACCGTAACAGGTACGAAGGCAGGGCCTTTGACGGCCGTGCCAATCACACCCGCCGGCGTACCGACGGGCTCCTGTGTTAGAGGACCTGAAAAGTCAATCTCCGTTGTTGTAACCCCTGCGCTTCCGAAATTTACCTGTCCCATTATGTACTCCCAGTTCTAGACACTAACTATTAGCCACTCTTCAATTACGTGAATTGGACTCCGCTATTAGTGATGATAAAGTCGATTGCTATGTATTCAATCACCCTGGTGGGGACCACTACGATTCTTCCGTTCAAACGATTGAGATCAATGTCTTCTTGCGTATTGTTGGTCTCATTCATAATGACCTGGAAGGCTTCAACACCCGCCTGGGCCTGAATGAATCCTAATTGCAACGTCGCATCTGCAACGAAGCTATTACGAATCGCAGGGGTGTTCTGCTCAAAGACCAATCTTTGAGCAAGATTGACAATAACCCTCTTGACCTCAAGAAGCAATCTGCGGACATTGATTCGATCAAGAGCAGACTTGTTGATCTGCAATGTTTTCTGACCGTAAATTACGTAACCCAAGCGTGGGAAAGTTGCAATCGGGTTAATTCTTGAGTCGTAAAGCGTGTCCCTGTCAGAAACATTGAGACGGACCGCTGTGTTAGTAACGAAATCAAGAGCTGCGCGATTGAAACCTGCCGGCGCGAACCAAGGATATGCCGCTCTGTCGTTGAAAGCCAGAGCTCCAAGAGCAGCAACTGATGCAGGCACCTTGACCCTACGACGATTTGTTGCATCATCGATGAACACGTCTGGGAAGTATGTGCCGGCATAATTGTTATCAATCACACGTGAATTGAATATCGATGCAGTCTTATCAATGTTAGGACGTGTGGTTGAATCATCATACAACCTGACTTGAGCATCATTATATGCAGGAATATCCATGACATAGTATGCTAAGCCATAATCACGAACTTTTTTCATTGCGTAATCAGCGACGTAGTCTTCACGAATACCTGGTATTGCCAGTATGTTTGCGTTGACCGTCAACGGATTTGTCATGATATCGATCGCTGATTTATAAGAAGCGATCGTAGAGTTGTTCTTACCCGTGCCACCAAAGTTAGCACTTGACAGTGTAAAGCCTGGTGATACGAAAGCCGATGAAGCACCTCCCGCTGTGTCGATGCAGGAAGACTTATCGTTCATTCTACGAGCATCTCTATCAAGAATGTTCACACCATCCCATCCACCTTGCATGAAAGTAACAAACTTGGTAAATGGTGAAAACTTGTTGAATTCATTTGCAGACAAACTATTCAACAACGAAGCCATAGTCAAACGATTACCGAGCACTGCGTCATTGACAGTGTAGCTCGTGTAATCAAGCTTGCCATTACGAACATAAGCGGCCTCTCTCATGTGTTGAGCCGCAGAGCCCGTAACATGTGCAACTGCAGTATTGGAAAGAGCAACTCTTGAAAGAGAGAATTTGTTGTTATTGAAATTGTCTGCGCCCGACCCGGTCACCAAGGTATCAAGTTTCGAAATACCGAAAAACTTGGTGAAATTATCAAGTAACGAATTCTTTTCGCTTGTAACGTTTGCATTCTTGGGCGTAGTATTTCGTTCAAACTTGACACCCCAATAATAGGACGAAAGAGCAACTTCAGATTTACCGGGTTCGCCAAGCCAAGCAGGACTTGCAGCGATTTCGCCGCGAGTGACCTTTGTGCGGAAAGGTACTGGTGGGAGGATTGCTCCACGAAGACCTGCAGTCGACAATAAGCCCGTAACTCTTGGCGTTGTCGGAGTGCCGTCAGTAAGCAAATCATTTGTCTTCAACAATTCATGCCCACGGAAACCAAAAGGCAAGCAGGTTTGTGGGTGCAAACCACGTTCAATCTCTTCCTTCACTACAACTCTGACGTACTTCGAAACATTAGGATACTTGCCCGAAGTTACAATTCGTCTATCGGATTCGTACACTGCGTCAAAGTCAAATCTTGCCTTATAGTCACCAATGACCTTAGCGATATAATTTTCTGAATTTGGATTGAGCGAACAATTCTGGAATGATTCAAGAACAATTGGATTGATATCTGTATCATTCCAATCTCTAACTTGAACAGTAAACGTTCCAAACTTGTCAGCATCATTAACTGAGGCCTTCAAATCTGCAATTGCAATCTTGTAAAGATTGTTTGCATACGCGCCGTCATCAAGAGACTCAAATTTGAAAAGATCATATTCTGTTGGACCAAAAGGCTGTGAAATAAACCATGGTGAGGATGGTGTAGTATATCTGGTGTCGTAAGCTCCAAATGCCTTGCGGAAAGGAAGGGTTGTGTCACCAGACTCCGTGGACGTTGCTGTTGAACCGGATAGGACTGCTGCTGCACCTGAAGCAACTGCAATCTCTGCATCAACAGGGAAGTCTGCATAAAGGTAGTGTTGTTCTTGAACAAACTTATCCGGATCGGTGTTGAGAATCTTTCCAAAATAATCTGCATCAGATGGATTGAAAGATGCAGTCAAGATTTTCACACCGGCATAACCGTCTGTATTGGTGAATGAATTACCAAGCGAAGATGAAATCATTAGTTTAAACTTGCCATCAAAGGAAGTTGAGCTAATTGTAACTTCATCAGTCGCGGTACCAAAAGGAATCGCAGTGCTTACGGTTCCTGATGTGATCATCACTCTTGCGGTTTGTGGAGTCATGATGATTCCGCGGACGAGGCGAACCGCGTTAGTGTTTGTGGCGGAATCATTATCGCTAAACATTGGAACGCCAAATGCCTCATCAGCAGTTGCGTCATGAGTTGCAACAAGAAATTGAACAACACCTGAGTGACGGCCGCTCAGATCACCAGGGGCTGCATAACCGTCAAGATACATGCCGGCATTTGTAACTCTACCTGTTGATAAAGTGTTTTGAATTTGTGTTGTAGTTGAATTTGCACCAGCGCCAAGGACTCTAAGATAGGTCAATGCGCTCCTGTGTTTCAGGAATTCGTTGGCAGCGTATGGTCCATAAAGCTTTGGATCCAAATTACCAAACTTGGCATTGAATTCATCAAAATTACCCACTGTCACGGGAACGAAAGCAGGACCCTTATTGGCTGTACCAATAATTCCGGCCGGCGTGCCGCTAGGCGTTGCAGGTGTTTGTGCTGATAAATCAATTTCTCTTTCAAAAAAATTAGGTGACCTAAATGTCTGCTCGGGCATTTGCCGCTCTCCTTACGGTATGGAATCGCTATAGTAAATATCATGGGTCGAGTTCAAAAACCTATGATGTTCACTCTTCAATCGCTACTATTGATAATTCTCCTAAATCACTAACCCCAGAATATGTTGTTTCCCCTGTATATGGATTTCTTTTTACAATTCTGGCATATCTGGACACTAATTCGCCTTTTTTGTTTTGCGTCACAATTCGAGAATATTGTCCTATTTGGGTTCCCCTCAGACGGGATTGCAACGCTGGGTCATTTTCATCGATAGGTCCGGAAGAATACAGGCGGGTTCCACCTGATCTTCTTTGGTCTCTTCTCCTGCTAATTTTAGCATTTTCCTCCAAGGGGAGGGTGGGATCATCTGCTCCCAAAAAGGGATCACTGATCGTATTCATTGCGTTATCTGGTCCCACTTCAGTTCCAACTTCAAAAGAAATGGTTGGAGAACTAACGTATTTTCTTACGGGCACTGGAACACCTGGTGCCGATGATGCAAAAATATAAGCATGAACTTTTATTTGCATCTTTTGTTTTATGACCCTTTCACCTTGTGACATGTCTTCAAAGTTTGTTTCAGGCGTATATGTGTCATCTGATAATTGTGCAATGAACCAATAACCTTTAGGTGTATCAATTCTCCAACCTTGCGTTTGAGGCAAATATGAAGATATTAATGTCTCGGTAATTTGATTCATGTGGTGGGTATATTGCGTCCAAATCGTAACTTCATAATTCGCAGTTATGAATTGTGGACTGGGAACAACGATTGTTTCATATATGTTGTTCTTCCTGTCAGATAACATCAGAGCGCCTTTGCTGATATCCGGATCGTCTGACAACTCTCCTATACCTTCTCTCAAGGTCGTTAATTGTCCTACGTCCTTGCCTGGAGGGTTGACCGCCAGGTTGTTTTGGTGCTTTAGAAAAATTCTATTAATTAAATTTTGGTAACCCCTATCTGATTTATCCAATTTTCTTCTGATGATAATTTCACCAGTCTTTTGATTAATGCCGCGCCCCGCTAAATCTTCCGCGGAAGTTTGAGCAAATCCGGTTCTGCCGATCGTTATTAGGGGAAGAATTAATGAATTTGTTTTGTCTCGCAGAGGGCGGTTACGTTTAAGAAGAGCCCACTTTTCTCCACCTGCAAAAATCACAGGTACCTTTCTAAGTTCAGACCCATCTGAATTAACAGCTAAAGGTAATTCTTTATCAAATAAATTAAAAATCGCGGTGTCAATGTCCTCAAGACCAACCGAAGGGATTACCAAATCAGATGGTGCATCTGCCGTGTACCCAGTTGGTAATGGTTGTTGATCATATCGTACTTGTCCTTTTGCGTTGAATCTATTAGGCATACATCACTCCTCATCATAAAAGGCAGACCCTGTGCCTGTTTTATCACCTAGGGGTGATACCTCCTTAGGACCCGTCAATGGAGCGTCTAAAATACCATTTCTCACTAAATCTCTAACGTCTGCCGTCTCGCCTTCTTTATTTGTTGCGTAACCACGTTGCTGAACAAACGTTGTTTGAACAGCATCGGCTTCCGGACGAGATATGTCAGTAGGCCCAACGACCAGCGCTTTGAATTGACTTTCACGAACTCGGGTTCCAATTAATTTTACGCCGTCCTTGTGTTCAGGCATGCCATAAATGTTTCGCATGAATGCCCTTTCCGTGATCTCATAAAAAACCTCTGAAAAAGAAAAGTAGTCACCAATGGTGACATTTATTCCTTTTTCTACGAGGTCACGGTGTTGGATATATGCTTCAATTTTATATTGAGCGTCAATACCAAATTGATCAATTTTAGTGTCCGATTGAAAGTTATTATCTACTAACGCATCGATCGCGATCGGATTATCAAACACTTTTTTGATTGCTTCGTTATAAATGCCGTGCGTCTTCGTTTTGTGCTCAGAGATTGGATAGTAATAGATCTTTTGACCAACAACGTCCTTAATGATCTCTTTGGTGATATCGCTGATAAAATTAAGCTCTCTGGGGGTTATGAATAAACGTGCCATAGGTCACCCAATCACAATGCTCTTGCCGAGCGGAAATGGTACGTATTTCAATTGTTTCTGCATGAATTCGGCTAACGTTGCTTGTTGTTCCATTAACTTAGCATTCGTCAAATTATCCAAAAATTCCTTGAGTTGAGTTTGGAGTTTGTCCTTGTCCTCTCTTGCGGTTGAAATTAAATTTTCTCCGTTCAATTGCAAGTCAGCGTTGGGAATAGGAATGCTTTGAAATTTTGAACGAATCAAACCAAGCAATTCGCGACAAAGAGCTAGTGTGTATTGCCTAATCCACTGTCTTCCAGGTTGGGTAATGCTAGTAAAAGGAATGTTTCCCAGCGGTACGTTTTGTGGTCCGGAGATACCGTAGATTGATTGATCTTG